TGATAAGGAAGGGTTTAAAAGTTTAATAGCAAAAGCAGCATCTCATCTGAGTAAAGACGAAGAAGAGGGTGAAGAAGATGGCGACAGTGAAAACGGCTGATTTGATTGCAAAATTTCAATATGCTTTAGATAACCATTGGGGTTATATACTAAATACGTGGCATACAAAATGGACTTAGGCCGCATAGAATGAAAAGGTGCGGCTTATGGAAAATAAATACGGTAGCGGATGGAAGACTAATTCCGCGGCAAAAAACAATAGTTCATATACCGCCGCAATGTATGGAAGTAAGTGGATAGGTCAGTGGGTAACTGATTGCTCTGGCTTATTCTATTGGGCTTTTAAGGAATTAGGTGGCTATATGTATCATGGCTCTAATACAATGTGGAATAAATATTGTGTAGCTAAAGGCAAATTAGTTAATGGTATGCGCAGTGATGGTTAGCAGTTAAAGCCAGGTACAGCCGTATTTGTTTTAAAAAATGGTTCCGATCGTTCGCATGTTGGCTTATATATAGGTAATGGCACAGTAATTGAAGCTTCAGGCACAAAGACCGGTGTAATTACTACTAAAATAACTAATGCAAAATGGGCCGAATGGGGCGAACTTAAGGGAGTAGAATATGAATAGTAGGAGGTGGCGCCTGTGGCACCAGAAGTTGGAAGCGCGGTAGTAAATGATAAAAAAGTAGCATTGCGTCAGTACCCTTCTACAAATGCTACAATTATTACCCGAGTTGAGTAGGGATAGAGAGTATAGGTGCTAAGTGATAATACCTGGACTAAGGTTTCCTATTAGGGTAAAACTGGCTATATGATGACTAAGTTTTTAAATATAAAGGAGGGGTAATATGGCTTATGTAATGACAAAGCACGGCCAAATGGATAATTAGGTCGCTAATGAATTTATGTGTGATACCGCCACAGACCTAAATACAATCGATTCTTCTGAAATTACTTTTGGGTCTGTCGCATTTATTTTAGATACTATGGAAGTATTTATTGCTAATAGTAAAAAGGAGTGGAAGAGTATGACTCCTGTTTCTAATGAGGAGGTGGAGGAATAATGGATATACTAGATATCATGATAGCAAAGGCTATGACTCCACAAGGTAAAACTGATACTTATGTAGCAAAGGCTAATGCGGCAGCCGCTAAAGCAGCAAAAGCAGAACAAGATGCTGCGGCCGCAATATCTCTCGTAAATGATGCCGCGGAAGATATTGAAAATAAAGTTTCCTCTGCGGAGACACTACTAGAAACGGCGCAAAATACAATGGAAGTATTACAGGCGGAGCAGTTAGACACGGAAGATGTTCAAGCCGAAATTAAAAAGTTAGACGTCTCTATTAACACAGTTAGCGACTCGGGCGCGAATGTTATTCAAGCGGTAACAACCTATCCAGATAATACTTCCGAGACAGAAAATATAACTAAATTATATAAATCTACTGGAGCAAATGAGGACGGGACTATGACATAGAAAGCAATTAGTGAAAAACTAAACTTTGGCGCACAAAATGTAGGTAAGTTCATTACTGTTGATGCCGAAGGGAATATGTAGGCTACAGTAGCCTCTGTGCCCTCTAATCCTTCATCTGATACTCCAATCTCTGAAACAACTGATATCGTAGGATTAGAAATTGACTATGAAAACAAGTCTTATGAACGTTTATCTGATGCAGTTGGTCTAGAACAAGGTGAAGCCTTCAACCGCTTCAAGATGTATGGCGGGCGTATGCGTTGTAATGTAAATGATAACGGCGCGATTACAGCCTTCTATGGCGACCCGAACTATGATGAAACCGGTGTAAATGGTCAAGTAATGGTATATCAGCCTAAATTCTACTATAAACGTATGATAATTAAATCTGAGACTGCGGAACGTGGACGTATTGTAAGAAAGGAACGTCTTTATTTATCTGACTCCGCGCGCGATGGATTTAAACTCCATCCTGCTTTCATTTCTGGGGATACTACATTAGATTATGTCTTACTTCCAGCATATGATGGTGCGTTAGAGAATGATAAATTAGTTTCTATTAGTGGCGTTCAGCCAATTGCTAATATCTCCATTACTGCCGCAGAAAACTATGCTAAGGCACGTGGTGCAGGTTGGCATATCAGCACTCTCGCAATTGAAAGCGCAATGCAGATGCTACAAATGGTTGAATATGGGAATATGAATGGCTAGCTCGCCTTAGAACAAGGTATTTCTAACTTCCTTAATCCACCAACAAATGTAAATTATTCTTCTATCACAGGTTCTACAGCGGCCTTAGGTAATGCCACTGGGCACGCAGAATCTACCGACAATACAGTATTTGGCGCTCAAACCGAAGCAGGCAAACGCGCAATCAGCTATCGCGGCAGCGAGAATCCTTGGGGAAACCTTTGGCGCTTTGTTGGTGATGTTATCATCAATGGCGATAAAAATTCTCACGGTGGTCAGCCATATATCTGCACTGACTTCAATTATAGCGGTACAACCATTGGTAACAATTATGAACCAGTTGGTTTTGACCTACCAAATGATTCTTCTTGGATTTCTGCTATGGGCTATGGCGATGCTAAATATGACTGGGTATATATGCCAGCCGAGACTAAAGGCAATAGCGCAGTACCAGTGGGTGATAGCCTATGGGTTAATGCCTCTTCTTCCTACAATACAATTGTAGGTATTGGCGGCAGTGCAGTATAGGGCGCGAGCAATGGTATGTTCTATTATGCTTGCGATAGAAATGAACAGGATGGCACAAAATTATCCTATGGCGCAAATCTAATTTTCATTCCAACTAAGAATGCTGTATATGATGGAAATTATGCTGCTTGGTTAAGAAAAATGGGAGGTTGATTATTATGACTAGTTATGGTAAATAGTTTAGCGCGCAAATGCCTAATGATATAGAAGTTACCGCAACATCAGTATTTGTAGCAACAAATATTCAGCCCTACCAACAGACCAATGATGAGCACGAAGAGGTTGGTTATACTTACGATTTAGTTGGCTATACTAAAGATGAATATATTCATCTAATGGCTACAACCAATGCAGAATTACAAACCGAACTGTTAAATACTCAAATGGCGCTATGCGAAATCTATGAATTGCTAGAAGGAGGGGAATAATATGAATCCTATGGTACCTGTTTATGCTAATTTAATAATACACGGGCTTAAAACCTTAGAACAAGTCCCCGCAAGATTACGTTTAGCAGTAGAATCATATATTGCTTCTCTAAATATTTGACAATTTATTATAATGTATGATATAATAAAAGAAAAAGGAGGTCACCGATATGACAGATGTGACTTGGATTGTTCTTGGTTTTGTATTTATAGCAATTGGCGCTTATTTTAGTTTTGTTAAGCCATGGCTCGCTTCTAAACTAAGCGCTGACCAACTTACGCTTCTTAATAATCTTGCAAAGGTGGCGGTACAAGCCGCAGAATAGATTATCACTATCGTAACTGGTAAAGATAAGAAGACATTTGCTATGGATTACATTAAAGCATTGCTTGCTAAAATGCATCTTACCTTTGATGAGAATGCTATTAGTGCCGCAATCGAATCTCAGGTATATGAGATGAATAAGGATAAAGAAAAAAAGTTGCCCTCTGGTGATGCAGAATGATAACAATGAAAGTAACTGCTCCATCAGGAAATACTGTTAATATGCGTGCTGAAGCGAGTATCTCTAGTAGAGTACTCGCCGCAGTACCGCTATCTACTCTTATTGAAGTAATTACGCGCGAAAATGAAGATTGGTACAAGGTTAGATATAAAGGAACAGAAGGCTATATGATGACTAAATTCCTTCGTAATACTGAAATCAATCAAGACGATTTACGCGCAGTGTATAACTCATTACAAGAAACTTTAAAGCTTCTTGATAAAATACTTAAGTGAGGTTTAACATGGAAGAATTTGGATGTCCTTATTGTTGGGATGCTAATAAGAGAAAAGAAAAACCAGTGCTATGGTTTTTTGATGCCGCAAATAATTATCGAGAATGTGAGTACTGCCCTAAATGCGGCAGAAAGTATGGGGAGGAACCAGTAAATGAATAGTTGGAATCAACCACAGACTTAGAATAATATGACAGCGCAGTTTAACCCATATAGTTCTTGGAATTATTAGCCAAGAACTTTCAATCAGCCATTACCAACTTATCGCGCAGATCCTATACACGGAGAAAATGCAGCTTGGTAGTTCCCTATGGGGCCAAATAGTGAGATTTATTTACCAGATGCAGATAGAGATATTATTTGGTGGATTAGAACGGATTAGAATGGTAATAAGTCAGTAACACCTTTTGATGTAAAACCACATCAAGAACCAGCTCCTGTTGATACACAAGATTTAGCCGCAAGACTTGCGGCAGTGGAGGAATGGATAAATGGCAAGTCTAATAAGTCAAATGCGAAACGGGCAAACAATGCGGCCACAGGCGCAACCACAACCCCAGCAGTCGAACCTTAATGCATCTATTGAATAGGTTCGTGGTATGATGAATACGTTAAAAACGTCTTAGAATCGTGAACAAGCATTATATGCGATGATTCAACAGAATCCATAGTTTGCGCAAATTACTCAAATGATGAAAGCCGGTCCGGGGAACTTAGAGGGTTTAGCGAAGCAAATGGCTCAAGCTAATGGAATAGATTTGAATGAGTTAATTAAAAGATTATCTGCTTCCTAAAAAAATAACCCTATTTTTATGAATTAGTTTACACATATAATATGTAGGAAAGGTGTATTATGGGGGAATTGAGGGCGCGAAAGCGCCCTCTTTTTTACTATTAAAGGAGGTGAGCAACGAATGGCAAGTGGCTCACAGAATATGACTACTTATAATGCGAGAATAGTTACTGGTTCAAATAGCGCTGCTTCACCTGAGGGGGCTTTGTTACTTTCTGGCGCGGGTAGGGCTGATGATGCGACTGGAGATACTTGGATATTTTTAGATAGCAATGGAGGACTTACCAATCCTTGGGGTATAAAACATAACTAGGCTAATAATAAGCTATAGATTTTTGGCTCTGGAACAAATAGTTTTTCGGTTCGCATGGATACTGGAGATACATATATATTAGGTAAGGTTGGAATTGGGTATGACCCAGAGACGAGTGGGAATACGTATAAGTTATATGTAGATGGTTCGACAAGAATAAATAGTACATTACATATTTTTCCAAATAGTGAAAATTATACAGAAGGAATAAGAATTCATTCTTATAATTCATGGTCTGATATTATTTTATGCGGAAATGATAATACGGGAGATAATAATATCAGTGCTAATTCATGGTTTATTGGAAATAATAATGGTAATTTTTATATAAGTCGTAATGGCAGCCCAGGTAGTACCGCATGGTTAGAATGCGTTAATAATATATGGTCAACTATGAATCCGTTATGGATTAAAGGCGGAAGTACAGAAGCAGGGGCTGATGCTAATAGACTAACTACTACTTCTGGTATGCCTGGGAATATGCAATATAATACAAATCGTAGAGGTACGCAAATATATTCAAATGGTATTGCTTTTGCTGATCCTTATAATGGTAATACTAACAATGATGCTGGTTGGATTAGACATTAGGAAACAACTGGTGATGTTGGAGAGTTAGAAATTGCTGTGGGTGATGATGGAGATGAAACTGTTGTTGTACGGCAATATAATACTTCAAATGGCGTTAAAAGAACACTTACTCTGCTAAGTAAAGATGGATATACTTTTTTCCCTAGTTATATAAATATAGGAGGACATGAAAAGAATGCTTCTTCTCCCACATATGTGTGGGGTTCAAATAGTAGTGATAGTTATTTAAGGTCTTATTAGACTTCGCATTTAAGTGTAGCAACTGCAGTTAATGCTTCTAATACATAGAGTGGCTATGGCGCAAAAAAGATAACTGTTGGTGGCAATGCAAATACATATTATCCTGTGTTAATAACTAATCATACTTCACATTTCGCGTGGACGTTATTAAATATAACACGTGGATATAATGAAGCTGGGCCTGATACATGGAATACAAATACACATCGCGGTGGTCTTACATTAACAATTTTAAGTAATGGCGATACTGCTTGGGGAGGTAACCATCGTATAGGTACTTCCAAATTAAATTGCATTATAGATTTAAGTGAAGAATACACGACTATGGTTGGTGGTGTATATGTTACTGTTAATGGTTTATTAGTATTATTACGTGGCGGTAATGCTGATTATTGGATTACATCAAATAATGGGTAGGCAGTAAGTGCATCTATAACTCTAGGAACATTTACGGCAGCAGACAAGACAACTTATGCCGCACGTACATCTCCAGATACAGCTAATCTTAATGCCATGCGTTGGAATAATTTATGGACAGTTGCTACTGCAACAAAAGCAACACAAGATGGTAGTGGAAATACAATAACTTCAAAATATGTTACACTAGATACAGATTAGACAATTACAGGCACTAAGACTTTTTAGAAAAGAATTATTGCACATGGTTATAAGCAAGCAAATAATTTACCATTTATGACATTTGATAAACCAGGTTCTTATGCAACTGGTATCGGTCCGGATGGCACAAGTAATAGAATACATTTTGGTCCATGTGATTTAGCAGGAACTGCTTGGACCAGCACTAGTTCATTCAATAGTAATGAATGGCACTTTTAGGGTACGGTAAATGCAACAGTTGGAGTAAAAAATGCTGTATGGAATGATTTAGCAGAATGTCGCGTTTCTTGTATACGAGACGCTGGTTATGCTATTACATAGACTGGTGCACGTACTACTCGTAGATTAGAACCTGGTGCGCGTATTACTTCTGATACTTGGGGTTTTGTACTTGGTGATGAAAATGATAAGACTAAGATGCCTGTTGCAATTTCTGGTCGTGTTCTTGCTCATCCCGCTAGACCACGTGAAGAATATCATGTAGGAGATTGTGTATGTAGTGCCCCAGATGGTAAAGTAGACATTATGACAAGACAAGAAATCCGTGATTGGCCAGATTGTATTATTGGTATTGTAAATGAAATACCGGAATATGAAGACTGGGGTGCTGAAGCAGTAGATAATATTGGGCGCACAAAAGCTTCAGTTAATGGTCGCATTTGGATAGATATCAAATAATAAAAAGTGCGAATTCAAAAAATTTCGCACTAATTTTTTTAACCACCTGTAAAAAATACTTATATTTCTTTCTTCCTTTTTCACTCTAATAATGGGAAGAGAAATTATTTAATATAAGTTGAACACATCATTCAAGTTATTTTAAGAAAACGATCGATCAAAAATGCATATGCAAAATAACTACAACAAATAGGATGCTCATCAACATTATATTAAACAATTTTTACTACTAAATAAAATTTATATAAAAGGAGGTGTTTAATATGGGCGAAAATGGATTAACAGCATCTGACGTAGCTCTATTAAACAACGACGGTATGGGCGGCAATGGCTGGGGCGGAATGATTTGGCTCTTCGCTATCCTTGCAATGATGAACGGCGGCTTTGGTTTTGGCGGCGGTTATCGTCCACAGTATGCAACTCAGGACTTCGTACAGAATGGATTTAACTTCAATGACCTCCAAGACCAGAATCGTGATATTATGCAGGCTATTAACTATGGTGCTTCTCAGTCCATAGCAACCACTAATCAGGTATATCATGACCTAATGAATGGTCTATCTGATAAGTACAATGAACTACAGCGCGATATTGCTGGCTTAGCTATTGGTCAAGCAAATCAGCTTGCTCGCTTCAACGAATGTTGCTGTGAAACAAAGCAAGCCATTGCTCAGGTCAATTATGATGCCGCAATGCGCGATGCCGCAACCAACGCAAACTTCACCGCTCAGATTCAAGGTCTAAAAGATATGATTAAAGATGACAAGATGGAAGCAATGCAGAATCGCATTAACCAGCTTGAACTACAGAATCAACTACAGGGTGTAGTACGCTATCCCCAGGGTTGGACATATAACGCCGGAAATTCTCCTTTCTGTGGAGGATGTAACATGTAAGTGAGAGTGTATTAAGTACACCATTACAGATATATAGGACGTACTTGATATAGTACGTCCTCTTTTTTTATTATAAAAGGAGGAATGATTATGTTACAGGCTTATTCTAATAATATTGATGTCGCTGCTGGCGCGGCTTTCCCACTTAATAACGTAGTAGTAGACAAGGGGTGCGGCGAAACCCTAAGCGGCCCCGCAACTATCCAATTAAATAAACGTGGTATTTATCTTGTTGAAGTAGATGGATTTGCTACTCCTGATGCCGCAACTATGGTAAGTGCGCAGCTATATGTAAATGGTGTTCCTCAGCCGCAGGCGATTAGTAGCTTTATGGGCACTGCGGTAACTGCTACCGATACCTTCGGTTTCAAAACCTTCGTTCGTGTAGCAGAAAATAATTGTAATTGCAATTGTTTTTCTTCTCCTACATTTATTCAGGTAATAAATGGTGAAACTGCAATATCTGATGTACATATAAATGTCGCAGTAACTCAGATTCGTTAATATATAGGCGGGTTTATCCCGCCTTTTCTTTTTTAAGGAGGAATCGCTATGACAGTAGAAGAGATTTTTAATAAGTTAGTTTCCCATATGGTAGAAGGTATTATGAT